GGCAATCTTGGAGTTCTCACTCAAACCCCGGAAGCGGGCGTGTGGGTAAGACAAATCGGTGTGGCGGTGTCGCCCACTAAAATCATCATCGGCATTGAGCCGGTCATTCTCACGTAGGAACTGTAATGGCAAAATTTCTCAAACTCGAAGGTGGCTTGATCAAAGAGACACCAGCGGCAACGACTGGCGGCGCTGGCGATGCGAACAAGATCCCTGAACTGGACGGCAATGGCCGTCTTCCATCTAACATGATGCCTGTCGGTCTTGGAGCCGACACTGGCGCAATCGAAGCTTCTGAAAACCTGACTGCTGGCGATTATGTCAACATCTGGGACGACGGCGGCTCGTTCAAAGTCCGTAAAGCTGATGCGTCTACAGCTGGCAAGGAAGCTCATGGCTTCGTTCTGGCGGCTGTGACTTCTGGTCAAACCGCTACGGTCTATTTCGAAGGTGTCAACGATCAGGTCTCCGGTATGACCCCAGGCGTTGTGTTCCTTTCCGCCGCTACGGCTGGTCAGGGCACCGCAACTGCACCGTCCGGTTCCAGTCAGGTTGTTCAACGTCTCGGCATCGCAATCTCAGCAACTGAGGTGAACTTCGAAGCCGCCTCTCCGATCTATCTGGCGGCTTAATAGATGGCTGACCGCAGACCTCTTATCAATGACGGCGGTCAGGTCAAAGAACTCCCCGCTACCGACAAGGTAGCGGGGCATGTCACGTCTGCAAATATCAACGATATCGTTGTTCTTAACCAGGCTGCGTACGACGCGCTTTCTCCACCTGACGCAAACACCCTCTACATCATTGAAGAATAATCGTGCCTCTTAAACTCGGCTCACAAAACCTGATCTTGCCAACAGGCAAGAAGCTGTATCGCGGCTCTGAGTTGATCTACCCGCTAGATACTGGAGGCTTCACGTATGACCCGCGTGTAACACATGCCTGGAACCCGATCGACGGCGCTGATGCATCCGCGAATATCCCGAACCTTATCTCTGGTGGTCCTCCACTGAA